ACTAGACCTCCGATGGCTGCACCAGGAATGGCACCAACACCTCCAAAGAGTGCTCCGATACTAGCACCAACACCTGCACCAGACGCCGCTGAACTTCCTATGTCTGCGGTCGCAGCTAGTTTCTCATGACCTGATTCTTTAAGTTTATCAGAAGCGTAGTCTAAAGCTAGTCCACCTACTAGTCCACCTACACCACCAGTTAAGCCCTTAGCGATGGAAAGGCCTTTGCCTAGTATGCCAGCGCCTTTAGCTGCTGTACCTGCGGCGCCTTCAGCAATAGTTGCGCCGCTACCCAATAAGTCTACACCAGTTGAGGCGGCAGCACCTAGGACGTCACCTTCAGCTAGAGCACCTGCGCCACCAGCCATCATGCCACCGATACCTAAGATCTTACCAAACTTACCTAGCTTACCACCCTTTTTACTAAGCCATGATCCTGCCGCAGAGGCTGCGTCACCTGCCACTCCTAGAGCTTTTCCTAGTATACCGCCACCTCCACTATCACTAGGTGCGGTTGTCTCTGTCCTATTAGACGTATTAGTTGTGATGAGGCCGCGAGTGTTTTCCTCAATCTTTGAGAGCAGCGTCGTCTGTTCTTTTACAACTGCGAGCTGTTCATTCTTATCTTCTTCAGACAGAGTAGCCACCCTACCAGCCTTGATTGATTCTGCTGCAGCAGCTTTAGGTGCGTCAGCCTGATCGACTGTTGCGATCAACGCTGGAGTCTCACTTAACTTTCTGCTACCAGGCATACGCACTGGAGAGGTATTCTTGTGCTCCGCTTCTTTTCGCCCGTCACCGATCGACTCAGCTGCGAACTGGCCGGCCTTATCAACCTTGGCGTACTCAGTGGTGAGCTTAGCCTTTTCATCGAGCAGTGCACGGCCCTGCTTTGTCTTAGCCATCGTGGCGTCATCTACACCGGTTGATTTCTTAAAGTCTTCGATCTTAGAGTCGACACCTTTGATGTTAGCAGCGGTCTTGCCTGCGATCACGAAGTCTCTATGTAACTCAGGTACAGTCTTCTCGCTGTCGAGAGCCTGCTGCTTCTTGACGAACGCGTTACGTGCTTCACGCTTGCTGATACCAAATAACGTGTCTGTTAGCCCACCTTTCTTGATGGTACCTGATGATACCATGCCGGCTGCAAGACTCTGTGCACCACCCCTGATCATAGCGCCTGGAGACTCACGCATCCCCTTGACTACGTTGCTGACACTACCCTTGACGCTGTTCTTAAAATCACTAAGTTTTTCACCAACAGATTTATATTGTTCAATAGGTTCCGCTACTTTAGCAACAGCATTAGCCTGTTCATCGGTATGGGTGTTGTGTTGAGTTGTGATCGCCTCGATCTGTAACTTTAGAGCCTTCGCGTTGTCGGCCCTCATCAACTTGATCTCTTGTTTTATCTCATCTGCGGTCTTGATTGACCTCTCGCTCATGGGTTGCATTGTCGTTAATGATTCCCTTGCTGCAACACGTGACTCTACGCTGATTTTACTTTGTTCGTGTGCAGTCTTAAGAGCTTCAATCTGAGTTTTCAGCGACTCTTTGCTAACTACCTTAAGTGACTCAATCTTAGACTCTAATGATTTATTACTGGCGTTGCTTGTGTTACTGGCATTACTGGCGTTGCTTGTGTTAGATAACTCAGTCCTAAGAGAATCGACGGTTGACTCTAGATTCTTGATGTTCTCAACGTTCTTTTCGTTGATGATGTTGGTGGTATTAGAGACCTGAAGTTGTTGCGCCTGTGTCTTGGCGTCGACATTAGATAACTGCTCGAGCTTCTCAAGTATCTTAAGTTGTGCAGTAGGATCACCAACCTGTAGCAGACTACGAATGCTGTCAAGGTGTTCAACTGAGGCGCGCTGCAACTGTAGTAGTTGCTGAAAGCTCGTTGGTGAAGCGGTTATGACAGTCATTCGTTATCCCTGTTTTTATACTCGTTGTTTCTGTGCCTCTATCCGAGCCTTCTCTTCCTCGAGGTGCTGGATCAGCAGCGCAGTGTATATCTCGCGCTCGAAGGGAATCATAGACTCGATCTCGGTTAATGAGTATTTATGGTACTGCATTAAGGAGAAGTTCATCTTGTAGTAGTTCATCAAGGTGTCGTGATAGAGGCAGATCAGAAAAAAGAATCGAGGCCTCTGATCATCTTGTCGTGGTCTTTATGACATAACGGACACTTGAACACCACTCGCTGCTCAAGCTTTGGCATGGTATCAAAGAATCGCTGCAGTTTCTTAAACTGTGTCTGTGTCAGATTGTTCACGAAGTCTCGTAGTTCTTCCATAGACTGATCACGAGCGTAGAACATCTCTTCGCTATTGTAGACTGCTTCGATACATAGACAGATGACCTCAAACAGGCCATCGATGTTGTCAGTGTCGATACCCTCCATCCGCTTGATCATGCTGAAGGAGGGATACTTCATGATTACACCTACGTCGTCGAATAGGAGAATCTTCTTGTCATGCCCCTCTGCGATGTCTACGGAGAGTTTGGTCAAATCGATGGAGTATTTAACAGTCGCCAGCGGATCGGTGCAGGTGTCACACTTCAAAACAAGGTCAACTATCTCACCCACTGACTTAGCCCTGAGCTGCGCAAAGATGTACTCAACATCAAAGAGTGCTAGGTCGTCGACGTTGATCTTCTCGGTGATACAGGATGCGATGACGCCCTTAAGCGTATCTAGCATTACGTCTGGATCTTCGCTATGCTGAGCGATGAGCAATGCCTTCTCCTCCTTCACCAAGAACTGTCGATAGGTCACAGACTTCTTAAGTGATGGGATGACGAGCTTGTACTTCGGTGTTGCTGCTGATGGTAGTGCCATTATATTCCTCTTTTCAAGTTTTCAAGCATACGACTTAACTCTGTCGTGTTGCCAACGAATATTGCATTATTAGTCACGTTTGACTGCTCTCCCTTAGGAGACTCTATCTTCTGCTTCTTTGAGTGTAGGTCAAGCAGTTGGTGGTTGATGTCAGCGAGTTGCTTCATTAGGTTGCCAACAACCTCAAATGCACGAGGATGTTCAGATTGCTTAGCAACCTCTAGCGCATGGAACAACGCCTCCTGACCCTGTTCCAGTAGAGAGTGGAGGTTTCTACGACTAACACTATAATCGTCATCGAGGGTGTCATCCTTTGGACGATCCTCGATGACTGTCACCGGCCTACTCTGTATGGTAGTTACATCAAATACTTCACTTAGTTTATCACGAATCTTCATGGTATTACCGTTGTCGTCTAACTCGTACTGGCGCCGCATCTACTGGTGTTGGATCCGGATCTGGCATAGCATCTGGTAATGGAGTCGTAGTCGTAGAAGTAGTAGTGTTACTAGTCCAAGGTGTAGAAGCTGCAGCGGGTGTATATGATGTAGACGCTGAAGTCGAAGGGGTATATGATGATGGAGTATATGATGATGTAGTCGAGGTTGTTGTGTTCATAGGATTAGTGGCAGTGCCATTGATCTTCTCCTGTGTGCGACCATATGCCGCAATGCCTAGTATACCACCCATAGCTAAGTGAAACAGTCCAGCACCTTGAAGTGTTATTGGTGACCATTGACTAGAGATATTACCTTTATCAAGGCCTTGAAGAACACTCCATAGCACAGGGGCTATGATAAAGTCAAATGTACATACACTAAGATACATCATGGCCATCAACGGACGCCATTGCGTCTGCATCCAGTCTTCTTTCTTAACTGGCCTTGTAGGGAGTTTTTTGGTTACCATTTTATATGGACTCTTCTTCTGTATAGTCGATAGGAATGTCAATACCATCATTATAATAACTAGTAGCGTCACCTGTTAATGAATCAGGGACATCATTTCTGCTAAACTCAGCATAGTTACCAGAATTATCAAAGTCTGGATAAACATCACTTCCAGGAACGAATGGCAGACCAGCTTGTTGCAGCAATTCACCATAACCACCACCGGGATCCTTACGCTTGTTTATGTGGTATTTATAATTAAAGGTAACAGTTAGCTTAGCAACATCTTTAGAGTTATAGTCAAGTTGTATAGCACCAACTGATTTAGGATACACTTCACGAAATTCTACCTCGTAGGTATCATTGTCTGCTACGTCCTGCACTGTGATATTCATCTGTGTTGTATAATCATCATAATAACTATTTACTCTAGTGTTTGGATTAACTATAGTATCCATCCAATCATTAAAGAAACTCAATACGCTCATCTTTCTATCAACATAGAACGTCAATGCGATAGGTTCAAAGTTTCGTTCGTATACTACTTCACGATTCTCACCGAAAGATCTTACCGGAGTAGAAGCGTATGCCATTCCAGGTAGAGCAGCTTGTTCACAGTAAAGTTGTATCAATCTAGCATCACTACCACCTAATGCGGCCGGACTTGCTATGTTTACTAAGAACCGGTTCGTTCTACTTAAGCCTTCACCCTTTATTTGGCTGATGAAGTCATATAGTGATGGACTAGCCATTAGGTGCCTCCTGTGGTCTTCCAGACCTGTGTAGTCGTAGCCTTAGCGAAGCTTTCGACTGGTAACATCATCGCTGTTGTCCAGTCAGCAGGCTCTATGATCTTGAGTTGAGTTACGATGTGTTCACTTAGGTAATGCTTAACACAATGTTTAGCAAGACCAAACTTCGCAATGCCCTGCAACATGCTATAGGAATACCTGAGTCGAGTCTTCTCTTCGATTCCCTTAGTCGTTTTGAATCGCATGAGGTTTTCAAGTACACCAATCCTGAGCTTATATGATAGGTAGTGCATGTTGAGACCAAGGAACCCATTCTCAGTCTTTTCAAAGGGAAACACTAGAGGAAACCTGTCGTAATGGGGTAGTGTTTCTTTGTACTTAGGGTCATAGAAGAACATGTATAGGTTACCTGGTTGTATCTTTGAAACAACTCGACCAGAGTTCTTATAGACTTTATTTGTTGTTACACCTTGCTTACGAAGCAGCAGCGCCTGTTGCTGAAACCAGACTCGTGACTTAGCGACGATAGTCTGATCGTATTTGTACTGTTCGAAGACGTTTAAGAAGTTCATTTTATCCCTAGGTGATACTCTGTCAACACCACAAAATCCCATCCTCTATCTTTAGCATAATTTGTAGCGGCTTTCCACTTAGCGTCATTCACGCCCCAAGTCATCACCTCGGTGATATAGCGCTTGGTCTTTCGTGATGGAGGTACTGGCGGCCGAGTTTGTTGGTCTGGTTTTATTTCTACTAAATAGGTTTTAAGTGTACCTGATTTATCCCGCACTTGAATCTTGAAGTCTATGAAGTACCGATGTGCTCTATTGTCAACTGGTGATATGTAGGGTACAACAGTCTCCTCTGAGTTCCACTTAAGCACAGACGAATTAGTATCGCACCATATAGCAAACTTAGTCTCCCAGCTTGACCGCATGATGATGTTCGTTGGATCACCAACGTATTTATGTGTGTTGATGGGAGTGTACTTGCGTTTGTGAAACATAGATAAATATAAAGAATATACAACTATTTATAGGATGTAAAGCATGGAACCTGACAGCATCGCAGAACCCGGCATAGGACCTACTACAGCTGTGCCTGAGAGCGGTTATTCGGGTAAGAGTTTTGACACCACTGGATCAAAGTACGACGTCAGCAATCATTCCTATCCCTCTGATCTTATGGGAAATCTTACGGAGTATGGCAACAACTATGTGATCTTCTACATCAACGTCAATGACGCAGCTAAGATGGTAGAGAATAATCAAGCCGGTACAGTTGACATCGACGCGTCTGAGCGTGATAAGAGCACGTTAAGCAGTCAAAACATTAGTGGTCTTTCTGTAGCTAGTACAGCAATTGCTATAGGTGCTGCTACTGGGGCTGCAGCAAACTCAAATAGTACAGAGAAAAATGCAACTATAAAAGGTGCGCTGAAAGGTGGTGCGGTAGCTGGTGCATCAATTGCCAACTTAAATTTACAGACTGGTGCTACTTTTCAACGTAGTCAAAAAAGACTTAAGACCGCTATAGCATTAAACGTTCCTAATCAACTATCTATTAGATATAGTGCTGATTGGAACAGTACTGACACATTTGCATTTCAAGCCGCATTAGCAGTGCCTAATGCTATCGGTCGAGCAACAGAAGATAAGTTGCGTTCACTTCCAGAAACCGCTAGCATTGCTTCGGCTATAGCAGGCGTTATTGGAGGTGCTGCTTTACAAGCCGTAACTGGGTTGGCACCTAATCCAATGAAGGAGCAAATATTTAATGGTGTTGACTTCAGGTCATTCACGATGGAGTATATGTTTGCTCCTAGGAATGAGGCTGAAGCACAAAACGTTTTAGGGATCATCAAAGCGTTTAAGTATCACATGCTGCCTGAGTACAAGGGCGGGGGCAACTTTTTGTTCCTCTATCCGTCTGAGTTTGACATCACATACTTTAATGGTGGCAGGGAAAACTTAAACATTCATCGTCATACCTCCTGTGTATTGACTGAAATGAACGTTAACTATACACCTCAGGGTATGTTCAATACGTTTAGGAATGGTATGCCTACACAGATAGGCATCAATATGACGTTTAAGGAATTGGCTATCGTTACAAAAGAATCTGTTACAAGGGGTATGTAATGTACTTTAGTAATTTTCCAACAGTCGTACATGACTTTGACTTACCAAACGGAAAAGATTATCGATTAATTGCCGACATTACTCGTAATGTGCGATTCCGAAAAGCTATCTTAGATAACATTACGCTCTATGACTACTATGATATAGCAGAGGGTGAGACGCCCGAGATCATCTCTGAAAAGATCTATGGTACACCCTACTATCATTGGATTATCATGTTGGCTAATCAGCGATATGATTACATAGAAGATTTTCCGCTAGCACAGTTTGAACTTGAGTCTAAGATAGCAGCGTTGTATTCATCAGGCGAAGATACACATCATTTCTTGTACAATGGTGCTACCTCAGAAGGCATCGTAAAGATTGGTTTTTCTGCTATAACAGGATCAGCTGCAACATTGCTAGCAGTTATTAATGTTGGTGACATCTTAAAGAACAACGTTAATGGTTATACAGCTCGTGTTGATTCAGTAGACGTATCAACATTAACGATAACTTGTAGAATGAGGTTGGGTAACTTTAATACAGATGCATCAGTATCTGTATTAAGATCTGTTGCACCTGATCAAACTAAACCTACGATTAGGAATATAGTTAATATAAGTGCTCTGAATCCTGGCATCTTAATTGTCTCATCATTCGCATTAACACCGTTATATAGCGCAGTATCTAATGCGCAATATGAATACACTCAAAATGAAGCAAAACGCAAAATAAAAATCATTGATCCACAATTGGTTGCGACTATACTAAAAGAATTTAATGGTATGCTATGAGTACTGCTGATACTTCAACTGAATCTCTTAATTTTGCAGGAGAAATAGTTCTTCGAAAGATAGAACTATTATCCTCTGCTAATTTCAAATTAGACATTAGAGATCAAATACTAAGTATCGAGGTATATGAAGACATCTTTTCGCCATTTATTACAATGGCGGTGACGCTCCGTGAATCACTCGATTTTATTAATGTTCTACCAATACGTGGCGAAGAGATAATCACCATAGAATTAGCCACACCAACATTTAATAAACCAAATACTACGATAAGTGGTAAATTTTATGTTTATAAATTAGCTGATCGTGAATTGATTACAGATCGCAACTCTGTTTATACATTATATTGTGTATCATATGAAGCATTAACAGACTTAAACGTTAAGTTATCTAAGGCAAACAAAGGTAATATTGCAGAGATTGCTGCATCACTGCTTGGTAAAGATGGATTAAACACCGAAAAGAATATTAACATTGAGCCTACACAGAATACAACAAAGTATATCTCTAATTTTTGGTCTCCAATAAAGAACTTAAATTATATAGCAGCTACTGCAATTAATAAGAATGATAATCCTACATATCTGTTCTTTGAAAACAGAGAAGGATTTAACTTTGTATCTCTTGATCTATTATATGATTTACCAGTGTATCAAACGTTTACTGATAGCAGTTATGTCCGTGATACACTGCCTGATGGTAAGTCTATTAGAAATATACAGAAGGAATATCAACAGATCATAGAGATCAAGGTGCGTACTAACTTTGACATCCTTAAGAATATTAACGCCGGTACCTATGCGTCTAGGATATACTCTTATGATATGCTTCGAAAGAAATACTACGTTAAAGACTATGTAGCGTATGATGAATTTGGTGAGATCAATCATCTCAACGACTTCTCTATAAACTCAGATCAATTACCAACAAAACCTGTTAATTTTATTTACAATAATGTTAGACACTTCTCGGTGTTCAATGGGTTTAATGATGTTTCAAACACAGAGACTATGCAAGCTCGAGCTTCTGCTATTCAGTTGTTGAAAAGCAATATGATAGAGATAAGAGTTAATGGTAGGACTGACTACACTGTAGGTCAGAAAGTTTATATTGAGGTTCCTAAACCTGCTCCTATAAATGAAAATGATACGGCTGATCTTAATAATGCTACAGGCATGATTGATAGTATGCTCTCAGGCAATTATCTGATCACCGCAATAAATAACATCATTAATCGCGAAAATCATACTGCGATCCTTGAGTTGTGCAAAGATTCTTCAGTGGAATAAACAATGATATATACAGGTTGTGTAGAATCTCGCAGTGACCCCTTAAAGCTTGGTCGCTGTCAAGTTAGAATAATTGGTCTACATACTCACGATAAGACAGTACTGCCTACTGAAGATTTGCCCTGGGCTTTGCCTATGCAGTCGATCACCTCGGCCGCGATGAGTGGTATTGGATCAACTCCGCTTGGTTTAGTAGAAGGCACTTGGGTTCTAGTTGTCTTTCAGGATGAAGACAATCAGTATCCAATCATGATTGGATCAATTGGTGGGATTGAGCAGACTATGGTTGCTCCAACATCCGACAACTCTGCACTTCAACTTAATGTTGATGGTGATGTCACTGACACCAATGCACAATCTGGTAACACTGTAGATGGAAGCGGTAGCGTACTAACAAGTTCTGATGGTACACCAGTTGTATCAAGTGATGGTACACCAGTAACAACAGGTACTGCTACCACTAACCCTACTCCTGCGCCTGATCCTAAACCCACTAGTCCAACCATTACGACTGGAACAGTGCCTCCAGCAAGCGCGAAGGCTGGCATCGATGCACTCAATGCTGCGATGGATGCAGTTGGTTTCACGGGGAAATATGGTCGTGCAACTATACTTGGTATCGCAGGAGGCGAGTGCGCTTGGGTGCCAAAGCCTGAAGGTTACAGTTACTCAGCTGAATCACTGCCTAAGATTTTTGCAAAGACGTTTTCTAATAAACCTGATCTAATCGCACAGTACGCTCGATGGAAGGGAACTCGCGAGACATTCTTCAACTTTGTTTACGCTCCTGCAAATAATGGTGGATCACTAGGTAACACACAACCAACAGATGGAGGTAAGTACTACGGCCGAGGGTTTATTCAGTTGACTGGGCGCGCTAACTACACGAAGTACGGTAAGTTAGCGGGCATTGATCTGGTGTCTCAGCCAGACTTATTGAATGACGACTATGCTCAGTCTGCTAGGGTTGCTGTAGCATACTTCAAAGATCGAGTAAAGACGTCTGATTCAGATCCAAGTTATTTTCAAGCCGGCTTAAAAGCAATTGGTGGCGCTCAAAGTGGATGGCCAAAGAAGGAATCATTCTACCAGTATTTCCTTGGTGATCCTACACCTCCGCCTCAGCAGACTGACAAGAGTTCTAGTCCTGGTGAAGAAGCACAATCAGTACCCGTAGCCGAGAACGGATTACCCGCGGATAGGCAACAAAACTTAGTCATGGGTTTCGTTGATCCTAATATGAAGTATCCGCTTCGTGCTTACATTGGTGAACCCGATACCAATAGACTCGCGCGCGGTAAGATTGAAGGCACCATCGTAGAATTCAAGGATCAAAAGCTACTTGACAATGTCATGACCGGAGGCGGTGTGACTTGGAAGCAACCTGCTATTCCCTACAATGGTAAGTATCCCTACAATAAGGTGATGGAGACTGAGTCTGGCCACATCATGGAGTTTGATGATACGCCTGAAAACGAGCGGGTGCACATCTATCATCGTAAGGGAACATACACCGAGATAGACGCCAATGGTACACAGGTCAATCGTATAGTTGGCGATGGGTATGTCATCACCGAACATAATGGTTACGTTTACATTGGTGGCGATTGTAACGTAACCATCAATGGCACAGCACGTGTGCTAGTAAACGCAGATGCGGTGATTGACGTGATAGGTGACACCACACTTACGGTTGGCGGTAACATATCTGCAGCTGCTGCTGGAAGCATATCTTTGAATGCTGGCACTGACCTAAAGATAAAGGCCAATAACATTTTAATAGAGTCTGTGGCAGACGTTAATGTAACTGCAGGAGGCACGAATAAGTTGACGTCTTCAGGCAACTTTGAAGTCAACGCAGGTGGCAATGCCAACATCGAAGGTTCAATAGTTAACCTAGCGAATGGCGCCGCTTCTGCTGCGCCTTCTGGTTTAGGTAGTCCTCCTAAAGCTGGCACTAAGAACACACAGTCGTTTAAGCAACTTCAACCACCCCCACGTAACATAGAAGCTGATCTTGGATATGAGACACCTGATGAGAATAAAACTCCTGGTGCTACAGCATATCATGAAGAAAGACCTGTCTCTGAAACACCCCCTACTACAGCAGAGTCTGCACCAGCTCCTGTAAATGCTGCGACATCCACTGACTCGGATTGCGGCATCATTCATGGTATGGCTTCATTCCCCGATTCATTCGTGCTATACACCGATAAGACTGGTTATAACTGGACTGTTGGTAAGGTCTTGAATAACAACAAACTTACACCTGGCACTTATAGTACAGGTCCTGGCCGTGGTACAAAGGCCATGACTAGTCAAGACATAGTGTGTAATCTTAAGGCTTTGTGTGTTAACATTCTTGGTCCTATCAATGAAGCTATCGGCACAGTTGGTAAGGCTTGGACAATGACGTCATGCTATAGATCATACGTACCTTCTGGTGGTTCTGCGACTAGTCAACACTTAAGTGGATGCGCGGTTGACATATCACCTGCAGGTAACTATGGTTACAAAGCGAACTACGATTGGGCCGTTAAACTTGCAGCGATACTTCCCTTTGACCAACTGCTACTTGAGTATAGAGATGCAGACAAAGGACATCCTAAACGCTATCAATGGATTCATATCTCTTACAACAACTATGGTGCAGGCAAAAAAGAACTGATGACGTTCTTAAACGATAAGACATATAAGAAGAATGAACTAGTGTTGCTGGGTGAAGTGTGACCGTCACTGTATCACTTATTAATCCAGTTGGATTTCCTGGTCTTGGCGATGAGGAGTTAACTGGTGCCGAGCTTAGAATACCTGGATTCTATGAAGGGTCTACGTTTTCCATTCAGATACAATACGTCTATGACGATGGCGTGAATATTGGTGCACCATCTACGGTAACGGTGACTTCCTATACGATCAATGGTGTTAATGGTCCTCCTCTAACTTCAGCCACAACAAGCACGCTTCAAATGAATGGTGGTTCAAGTAGTGTCTTTACTGATAACTACTATGCCTTCCTTATAGACGATAGAGGAACTATCCAACAACTGCCTGAGAACACCACGACTCCATACGTTGGACTAATCGAATGGCACCCTCCAACTATAAAGACCTTTGAATTGAGTCATGTTATAACAACGAGCATTACCAATAGCTTCACTACAGTTATAAATACAACAACGATAGCTCAGACTGTGAACTGGCAACTTGGTACTGCGTTAACGTCATTCAGAACCTTATTAGCTAAGGGGAGCGTGTAATGCCAGCTGTAGCTAGAAAAAGCGGGACTGACAGGGTATTCTCTCCACATGGCGAGAACCCAAAGACTAAACCAAAATATAAGATGCCTTCAACACAATTTACCAATGAGGGTTCAAGTCGAGTGTTGATTGGAGGCATTGGTGCTGTAAGGCAGGGTGATCCAATGACTGATCACTTTATGGTTGGTGGTTTACTTCATAGTGCAGTAGCACCAACACCTCCAAAACTAGACACTGGTTCTAGTCGTGTATTTGTTGAAGGCAAGGGTTTAGGTAGAATAGGAGATGCATATGGTGGTGACCATCCCATCATATCTGGTTCATCACGCGTCTTTAGTGGGTGATAAATAAGATATGGCAAAAAACACTAGAAACTTCTCTGACATAGACTTAACGTTTATAGCTAATCCAGTTACGGGTGACCTCTCTAAGAAGTACGACGAAAACGCAGTAAAGCAGTCGATTAAGAACTTAGTAATGACACGAAACTATGAGAGGCCGTTTAATAGTTCAATCGGTTCTCAGATATATAACGTCTTGTTCGAGCCTATATCAAACATCACACCGAATCTAGTTAAACAGATTATCCAGAACACAATCAATACGTTTGAGCCAAGGGCTAAGTTAATAGACATTTCTGTTCTACTCACACCGGACAGTAATAGTTTATATGTCACAATCGTGTTTGCGATCATTAATACAGTGACACCTATAACTATGAGTCTTACTTTAGAAAGAACACGCTGATGTCAACGAATAAAATAAAAATATCAGACTTAGATTTTGATCAGATAAAGGCAAACCTAAAAACTTTTCTTACTGCTCAGTCAGAATATACAGACTATGACTTCGAAGGCTCAGGTTTAAGCGTACTATTAGACGTATTGGCGTACAATACACATTACAATGCTATGTACACCAACCTAGCATTCAATGAAATGTTCCTTGACTCAGCGAGCAAGCGGAATAGTGTTGTGTCCATAGCTAATAACTTTGGTTATCTCCCTGTGTCTAGGCATGCATCAAGAGCTACGATTAAACTGGTTGTGCCAAAGGGTACGTCAACTAATTTATCACTAGTGCTACCTAAATACAGTGCCTTTAGTTCTACGATCAATGGAATTAAATATAACTTCTATAATATTATAGAAGCTTCTGGAGGAATAGTTGGCACTAATTTTGAAATACCAAACATTGAACTAGTTGAAGGCACGCCTGTAACGGAAAAGTTCACGATATTTCAGTCGAGTGATAGTATGATGATGCTTAATAATACAAACATCGATACCAGCACTCTTAAAGTTACTGTTCAAGATGTAGCAGAATCATTTACTTCCACCATGTATTCCTTTGTTGATAACATGATAACACTCACCAACACCAGCAAGGTGTACTTTGTCAAGGAGACTGAAGACTCTAAGTATAAAGTGTATTTTGGTAAAAATAATCTAGGATACGAGCCTGGCATTGGTTCAGTTGTTACTGTTGAGTATATGATCACAAGCGGTAGTGCCGCTAATGGCATAAAACTATTCTCCTATGATGGCACAACTTTAGCATCTGGCATTGGTACACCAATTATCACTCTGCCAACTACTTCAATTGGTGGTAAAGACATTGAATCCAATGATGAGATTAAGTATAACGTTTCACATAAGTTTAGGACACAAGATCGAGCAGTCACAGCAGACGACTATGTTAGTATCATTAAGTCTGACTATGGCTCGGTAGATGCCATTACATGTTGGGGTGGTGAGACAGCTAATCCTCCTGTATATGGCAAAGTTTATATTGCTATTAAACCTACAAACGCGTATGTATTAACTGCAACTCAACGTACGTACATAAGAGATACTATATTAAAACCAAAAGCTGTAATCGGCATTTATCCAGAACTGGTCGACCCAGAGTACATCATTGTACAACTAAATGTGAAGTTTTACTACAATGCGAATATGACTAATAAGTCATCGACTCAACTTGAAACTCTTGTGCGCCAATCGATTGCTGACTATAATACAAGTAACTTACTTAAGTTTGGTGGAGCACTTCGTCAATCGCGATTAAGCCGAAGTATTGATGATACTGATATCAGTATTACTAATAGTGTAATATCAATGCATTTACGAAAAATTGTAACAGTTGTTTATAATACAACAGCACAATATGTAGTAACATTTAATAACCCAATTCCTCAAGCAGGATTTGGTGAAGAATATATTATGTCAACAGGGTTTTACATAACATTAGACGCAGATCGTAAGACTTACTATATCGATGATGATGGATTGGGGTCTTTAAGATTATTTTATTATAATGATACTACTCAAGCAAAAGTAATTGTTAATGCTGAATTTGGCAGTGTTGATTATACTAGTGGTTTAATTATAGTTTATAGTGCTTTTATAACAGGTTTAGTAGGTTCAGATCTAGAATTCATTGTCACACATAGAAATGAAAATGTATTAGCTAAATACAATCAGATAGTTGATATTCGTTCGGATACCGACAATATCATAATTACTGCTATCCAAGAAAACACACAAATGTAATGTCAAAAACGCCAATTTCTACTGTAGTTAGTCGTCAAATCCCGGCATATATACGGGATGAATATGGCGCGTTCGTTGATTTTATAAAAGCTTACTATCAATTCATTGAAGAAACACAACCTAACTATAAAGATCTAGAGTCACTTCATTCTATTGAAGACACACTTGATGTTTTTGTTGTTCAATTTAAGAAAGAACTATCAGCGCTCTTTCCAACACATCAACTTGCTGATGAAAGATTCGTTTTACAACGATTACGTGAATTCTTTAAGACTCGTGGTTCAGAAGAATCTTATAAGTTTATATTTCGTGCCTTCTTTAATGAAGATGTTACGATCACCCATCCATCTGAGAATATTCTTAAAACTTCAGATGGTAACTGGGAACAATCTAATTTTATTACGGTTGAACAAACTGTAGAATTAGTTGCAAACAAGACTATTACACAGTTATCGATAACTAATAATTATGGTAATTATGTTGTAGATATTATTGATATAATTGATATTGGCATCGATGGTTTAGTTAAGAGATTTTATTATGATAGTAACATTAAATTAACACTTGTCAAAGGTGATATAGTAAAAGCTTTTGGTGTTAATGCGCTTGGCGAACCTATTTTAATATATAGTGGCATCATAAAACTATCGCCAGCTAGACTTAAAATAGTATTACCTGGAACTGATTATAGTAGAGGCCAAGTAATTAATATTGGCACAGATAGTGTTACATTAAACACAAAAAAGACAATTGCACGAGTTTTAGATACTACATCAATAGGTAGCGTTTTAACGTTAGAAATAATTGAGCATGGTTATCCACACATTGAAAATGAAACATTTCAGCGATCACCATTCACATTTGTTCCAGCATCTTCAATAACTAGAACAGTAACTTCATCATCACCATTAACTTATAATTATATAATTAATGCGGCTGAAAGTATCGCAACTGGTGATAATGTTGTAGGTATTACAAATTCATTAAGCAGTGGTACGGGTTACGCATTAGAATCATATTTTATAACTGCAGATTTTTATAGTGGCGCTACGGTAATTGCAACGTCAACTGAACCAATAACTACATCATCATCAACTAATATTATATTACCAGTAGAGTATCTAGCTTGGCTAGATTCATTATTAGTATTAACATATGAGTTTGATGTTATTGGTAAGACTAAAGGCCGATATACATCAGACGCGGGACAGATTTCTAATCAACAGATGAGAATTCAGGATAGTTATTATTATCAACTGTTCTCATACTTAATTGAAACAAAACAAGATAGATCTAACTTTAAAGATATTTTAACGACAGTTCATCCAGCTGGATTAAAATTATTTTCGCAAATCTTAAAAGAAGTAGACACTCAATTCGCTGTTCAAATAGTTAGTACTAAAAGTATTGATACTAAATATATCATTGATAATATCTTTAGTAATGATGCATTTATTAATGGATTAACCAAAAAATTTACAGAGAGTCCTTCTACTGCCAGTGAGCAAATAACTAGTAAGCTTATTACTAAGTTAAGGACAGATTCACTTACTCCTAGTGAATCAATAACTAGTAAAACCGCGGTTAAGTTATTACTAGATGGTATTACCGCAACTGATCCTAAGATACTTAATATAAATAAAACATTAGCTGTCGAAAGTATTACGGCAACTGATCCTAAAATTCTTGCTCTAACTAAAACATTAGCTGTCGAGAGCGTCACTGCTAGTTCAAGCAACACAACCACAGTAGCATATCTAGGTTATTCTACTGATTACTTTGCCGAGAATTACTCTGCAATAGTAACAACATTAACAATAGGACAATAATCATGATCAATGATAAAATTAAACCAAACGGTGAACTAAACATAGTTCTTCGCGATCAATTTGGAAATATTAAAGAACAACGCACTGTTCCTAATGCAATTACCACTTTAGGTAAAAGTCTAATTGCACAACGTATAATGGTAACTACAACTGCAGTAGCTCCAACACATATGGCATTAGGTACTGGTTCTGGTACCGTTGGTGGTACTCAACAAACACTGTTTACTGAAGCTGCTAGCACTAGAGTAAACGGAGCATTAAGTTCTACAATGGGAACTGGTGCCGATGTTAATAAAATTACTTATAGTAATACATTTGCAGGTGGTGTAGGTACGGCAGCGCTTACAGAAGCTGGAATTTTTACTGCACAATCTGGCGGCATCTTGTTATGTCATACCACATTTAATGCTGTAAATAAAGACGCAAATGATACGCTTACCATTAATTGGACCATCACAATTAGCTAAAGTCTAACATGCCTAGCCTTATTCGATCAGAATTTCATACAGAATTAGCATCTTTGATGCTAAATGACATCTATTACCAGAGATCTAATTACTACTATGGTCTTGGGAAGATCGAACCGTGGGGCGGGGGCGACTTAGTAATACCATTATCATTTACGGGTTTTATATCTGGAACTACATTAACTGTAACCGCGGTTGGTGTAGGTACAATTACGGCTAATACGTATATTACAGGTATAGGTATAACTGAAAATACATTTATTACTGCAGTTGGTACCGGTACTGGTAATGTTGGTACTTACATAGTTAATAATAGTCAGAGTGTTGCATCAACTACTATTACATCAGCTACATCTGTTGATTCTTCTAAAGAAGATACTGATATTAGAAATAATATTCTTTATCTAAAGAAGATCGTTGGTAATGATGTATCACTAGTAACTACACGCTATAACTGGGTAACTGGCACCACGTATCCATTCTGGGATCACACTGTGGTGATGCGTGGCCGAAATTTTTATGTTGTAACTTCTGATAATAATGTTTATAAATGCTTAGATAACGCAAATGTGGCGTCAATAGATAAACCAACTGGCAACGCATACTATCCATTTAGAACCAGCGATGGTTATCTATGGAAGTATATGTATAATATACCATCTTTCAAAAGTTATAAATTTTCATCTCTAGTTAATATACCGGTACAGCAAGCACTTACTGATAGTTTTTATAATAATGGTTCCATAGAATCAATTGCCGTCGTTAATTCTGGTTCAGGTTATAGTGGTGTGCAAAATACAACAATCACTGTTTCTGGTGGTACTACTACTGGTAGCGGCGCCAGTGCAACAAAAACATTAACTGGAACTGGTGGTATTGCAAGCGTAACATCTACTAACACTGGTACAATACTTCTTACGTCTAATACAGTAACTATTGCAGATACATCTCAAACTGCTAGTGATGCAACATATACATTTGTTTCTCCGCCTGGTTCATTCAATGAAACTACACCTGGTACGTTTACATTTAATACTACTAAAGTAACGGCCGGTACAACTCTATTTTATAAAATTAATCATGTTACAACAAGTGATGCAGATTTCGTTGCATCTTCTGGATCTGTTGTTATAACTGGATCTGCGATTTCTGGCACCGGATCATTTACTATTACTCCTACTGCAGATAATTTAACAGAAGGAAGTCAAACTTTTACTGTAAGTATTAGGACTGGATCTACCACAGGTCCAATTGTAGCTACATCTACATCAGTTACACTTATAGATACATCACTAACTCCAACATTAGTATATTCAATTGCGCAATCAACTGATGAAGGTAGCAGTGGCTTATTCAGTATCAACACAGTTGGCATTGCTAATGGTACGACTCTATATTGGGCAGTTAATAACATTAGTACTTCTAATGCTGATTTTTCTTCGCCATCCGGATCATTTACCATAACTAATAATGCTGGATCTTTTACAGTAACACTAGCATCTGATCTTACAACAGAAGGTCCTGAAACTTTTACAATTAGTGTTAGAACTGGATCTGTTACTGGTACAATTGTA